TGCTGCGGCACGTGTTGCGATGGCCCTGTCTTGTGTGACATCTGCTGCTGTGCGTGCCTCCGCACTGCCTTGACGCAGCCCACCACCGACGGCGGCTCCAATAACGGCACCTTCACCAGTGGCAGCGGCAGTGCCAACGCCAACGTAGGGGGACAGCGCATGTGTCGCTGCAGTCGCTAACCCCTTAAAGGCATTGAGCGCTTTGTAGATGATATAGAGCTCGGCACCAAACGTGATAAGCCCGGACGGAATAGACACAAGGACATCGGCCACTTTGACGAGGGCACTGCCCAACGATTCGAGTTGGGGTAGTCCTTTCGTAATATCACCAAAGAGTTTTTCGATATCGGGTGCGAGTTCACTGACAACGGTGGCAGCGGCAACGGTAAACTTTTCGTTTAACTCCACCATGCTTTTTGCAAGTTTGGCGTTGGCGGCAAGCACTTCGGGTGATTGGACCGTCACAGACGACTCGGCCTTCTTCATCTCGGCATCAGACATACTAGCCAAAGGACGCAGGCTCATTGAGCCTCTGCCCAGCAGTGTATCTGATGCGGCAATGGCTGACGTATCATCGGGGTGCTCATTGATATAGCGCATTATCCGTTGTGGGAGATCCTTTATCGATCTAAAGTTTGGAGCAAGCGGATTAAGGTTAACAGCCTGAAAGGCCTGTGCCGCAGAGCCCGTCGAATCGGTACTTGCAGCCTGTTGCTGCTTTTCCAAGGTGCGCTTGGCCTTGACGTAGGCTTCAGGATCGATGCCCATCTGTTGAGCCACACCGGCCATACGTTGATACTGCTCAGTGCTCACACCAAGTCTCATGGCATTATTCTGGATGCTTTGCGCTTCCTTGGCTATGCGGATGATACCTTCGAATGCACCTACAAGGACACCTATCGCCACACCGGCTTCTAAGAGATGGCTTCGCATCCCACCCAGGGCACTGCCTAACGTGTTGACACCGCTAGCGGCAATACCTGCAGAACTGTTCAATCCAGAAAATCCGGCCTGTGCTTTTGCAAAACCAGCACCCATAGCAGAATCAATAGCCATAGTAGCACTACCGACTATTTGTGATTGTGCTGTTTTAATGCTTGCTTGTATAGCGGCTAATTGTCCTGGAACAGCCGAGCTATCAACATTTACCTTGATATTGAGTCCTGGAGTATCTGACATTATATGGTATCCTTAGTTGTATATCACAGTTAGGTATTGATATAGATCTTTAATTTTTAATCTGGATCAGAAGAGGGGATTTTTATTTTATATTTGTACGTATATGCGTTTTTGAACTATTTAGTTTGTCTTCATTTGCCCGCATGAGTTGCTCAAAGAGTTTCGTTTTATCCGTCACTTCTATTGGCATAGATGTTCCTTCAGCTGTTTCTTTCTGCTCTTCATACCATCGAATCCACGCTTGATATGCTGTCTGAATAGCACTTCCTTCAGTAAAAAAGAGCCCGGTAAGTAGGACGTTAAATTCCCTAATACCTGGCTCTTCTGGTGTACCAATTATCTCACGTAAATTAATATTAAGGAAGCGCCTAAAATCATAAAGAATAAGGCCAAAGAATTCTAGTGGATCAAATTCTTCTTTACCTTCCTTGGCCTTGGCTAGTTTTTTTCTGCTTCTTCTTTTGTGGGATTATATATAGCCCGAACTGTCTCCATGTCGAATCCAGAGCGAATAAAGATATAGGTAATCTGAACTTCACTCATACTCAAACAATGAATAGGATCACTCTCATTTGTATACTTCTCGTAGATTTCTGGGCCAAAGGCAGCATCAAAAAGCTCTTTGGCTGGATTCATTGGATTTCCCTGTTTATCTACAGTAGAAAATGCATTATATGGAGAGCGAAGCATAAGTCCACAGGGAGGATCATCACAAATAATGGGAATGATATCTCCCTTCAGTTCTATAGTTCGTGCTTCTTTCTTGGCTTTAATTTCACTAAAGAATGTATCTAAACTATAGCTACTTGTAGGTTTAGTAATGGGTACTTTAGTCTCATTAGACATGTTGAGTTTTCCTTTTTTATTTGAGTGTTAAATTCTTTAATCCAGATCAAAAGAGGGTGGCGGAAATTATGGCATCACTCATAATATATTCATCCCTTTTCTGATCCAGATTAAAAACTAAAGATTACTGTAATCCTCAGTCGTTCTCACTTCCAATTTCTGGAGAATTTGCTAATTCGTAGGGTGTATTTATCGTAGTATTAAACAAGGCTACTTTACTGATGGACATCATAGCAATAGAACCATCTGGCTTAGGATTAATACTATAACCACAGACAATAGCACTTGCTGTAATAATCAGAGTGCCAATCGTAATTTTAATACCAAATACTTTACCAGCGGCACTACGAGCAAAGATACTATTCAGGAGTAGATTTGTGCTCACACCTGTTGGATCAAAGTACTGTTTCCAGGACAAGTCCATTGTCTCTTCACCATTGCTAAAATAGGAAGGATCAATGACACCATCAACACTGGATCCAAAGGTTGGTGTGCCCTTAATGAGGGACTGTGATGGTGTGACAGTGAAATCTGTGGCTAGTGCAAATCCAGTGCCTGCACTTAATGATGCAACATCAGGCGCAATTTGCAGTAGGCAACTATATCCAGATACTGGAGCAAAACTTGTGCTCATAATTTATCTCCTAAAGATGTAAATATTATTGTAATACAATGCCATTTGCCGGTAAACTGGCTATTTCATAATTGGTGTTGAATGCTGCATTAAAAAGTTGAATCTTTGAAATAGACATCTCAGCAATAGAACCATCAGCTTTTGCCGTGATTGTGGGAGAAACAATGAGTCCTTGTCCAATAATACTAAAGTTTGGCCCAATGTTGATCGTAATATTAAATTTCTTAGCCGCAGCAGTTGTTGCAAAATATGAAGCCAATAATAGATTTGTGGCTAAACCATCAGGATCAAAGTATGTCTTCAGGTTTAACTCCGTCGTTTCCTCGCCACTGGCATAAATAGACGGAACAATAACACCGGTTGAGCTTGAACCATAGGTGGGCAGTCCCTTTATGATAGCATTGGCACCAGTCACCGTAAAATCTGTGCCAAGATTTAATGCGCCCGTAGTGGAGGTGGGAACAGTACCGAGTTCGGCAACCCAAATTGACGCTTTAAAACCAGAAACAGGAGCGACAGCTTCTGCAAAGGCCACTTCAATAACATGATTGGCGACAATATCAGAAAAGGTGAAATAACCTCCACCAGTTTGTGCCAGTGCTTCATCGACTGTCCAGGTATCTACACCGTAGCCCACTTCTGGATAAGCGACTACTGTAAGATTAGCACCGGAAGCTACCGTTGTAACAACTGCTGGTGATACAGCACCATTAGATCCAGCTGACGGAGTGATTGTATACGTTGTCATAAAAATTTCTCCACGAATAATAATTATTAGATATAGTAAGGCCTAGGAAAGGCAAATATGCAGGGTTGATATTATAGTCTACCCAGTTTTATGTAGAACTAATCATGGCTCTTGACATTATCCTAAGATGATGCTTAGGCCTACGTATAGGAAATAACAAATGATCGGAAGCTGAGCACACCATGCATAGATTTATTATCTGCATCAATAAAGGTACGAGAATCAAGTGGATGTAGCATGGTGGATACTTGCCAATTTGCACTATCCCCATTCATGACGATAGGCCCTAAACTATCATCTGTGAGTGCAGCATAGACTAAGGCTTGGAGTGCATAGTTTGGTGCTCGTCCAATCTGTACCGTTTGATATCTATCATCTGGGCCAGTATAGCAATGCAGTTTGGTATCTAATTGCCAAAAGCTCGATGTACCAAATGTATGCAGGAAATTGGCAAATGGTTTCTCCAATCACCACAAATGGAGGTACGATATCTTTCTCAGGGGCATCCGTTACCTCAACACCTGTTAATTGTGACGACAGTCTTGCATATACTGCTTTACTAAAATCTTCTGTTGGAAGTAATAATACTGACATAATTATTTAAGTGCCTTTGTAATAGCCTCTGCAACTTCAGCATGGAAAATTGGCTCTTGTTTAATCACTGCTGGTGCTAGCCAAGGTTGTGCCTGCATATTTCGTGTGCCTTCTTCGATGTATAATAATACAGGATTATCACCACCAACCATATAACTGCCTTCACCAGCTTCCTTAAGTACAATTTCATCCTTGATATGTTTGTCCTCTACTTCATATACACCAATACGTGAGGGTAGATGTGATGGAGGTGGAAAGACGGCTTTCGCATGGACTAATATTTCTTCAGCATTATGTTTTGCTACATGTGTACAGGCTTCTATAATACGTTCAGCATATAATGTAAGACTATCGCCTGTTAATTCTACTGTTGTTATGATGGTAGGCATATCTCATTGCTTCACAATAGTCCGTTGATTAGTAACAGTCTAGATCAGAAAAGGTGGATTTTATTTCTAAGAAGTAGTATCAGCACCAAGTTGTGTGACTTCTGACACAATAAATGCGACATAGCGGCGACGTTCATCCATAATTTGCGGCCATGTCTCAATCTTAAAAACACGTGTATTGTTTGGATGGCTACTCCATAATGGAGAAGTCCACGAAAATCGCCATTTGCTTGTGATATCAAGTTCTGGATGATAGCGCATGATCAGTGTGTAGAGTGGTACATCCCGTATAGCACCCTCACGTATCGTCTTCGCCACATCTCGTGTTGATACGGTAATGGGATCTATTGCACATCGAATAGCAGCTTGCGTCTCATAGGTTTTTGTTTTACCACCGCTCCCATTACTTATTGAGATAGGCTTCAGAATGTCTAAACTATGGCGCAATCGTCCAGCATTAAATGCCACTAATTTTTCAGCAGACATAATATGTGATGTATCCTTTAGATTTTAGGCGGGCTTGCATGGACTTTGGCCATAATTTGCTGCACAACAATTTTCTGTACTGCTTTATGCTGTTGTCTCTGTATATGCTGTATATCATGCAGGGTGCTAGTCATAGTCGTTGTAGGATCTGCAGGTATTGTCAATAATGTCTCAGGTATACTATATGGTATTTCGTCCTGTGTCAGTATCACGAATTGTTCGTCGCTTATCACCACAGGGGCATCTATACGTAATCGTGCCAATTGATCATCACTGAGTTGTATGTCTGGTATAGTAGTTAATATAGTACTAATGTTATAATCTTGATCAGAAAGAGGAGCTATTAATTGCACAAGTTCTTGAACAATACTTGGATGAGAGGATAAATAGGATAATGTATACCCAAAACTTTCTGCAATAGCCTTAAAATCATCAAGGATCTCAGCGCCAATATCATTGACAGTCATAATATTACCCTGCTTTTTTGATCCAGATTAAAAACTATAGTACGACTTAAAACCCATTAATAGATAGTAGTGATGCTTGATAGGCATATACAGCATACACAGCACCAGTGATACCAGCGCCAGTACTTACGAGTTGAACATATTGATAATTACCACGATATTGACAAATATTATAGGCAGCATTTGCCTGTGTCGTTGCAACACCTAATGTAGCAAGAGCACCATGAGGAATCATGGCAAAATCATCAGTACCACTTACTAAGGTATAGGGAGACACAAGTGCATAGGTAGCATTTGCCCCGCTAGCAAGTGGTGTTTTTGTCAGCGCAGTGACGACACCAGTACCATTATTACCTGTTGCATTTGCCACAGTCACAAGTGCATGTGCAGCAGGAGTAGCTAATATCAGTGCTGAAATATCGCTAGCAATCGTGGTGATGGTTCCAGTATCATCTGTAGCAAGACTTATACGAATAGCTCTACCAGTTACCGTAATACCTAAGGACTGACTCACATCTGATGGATCAACATAGGTGATGTTAATACCCATGCCTAATACACCAATAGGCACGGCACTAAATTTCAAATCATTATTCGTGCCAGTCAGTAGTGTGGTGAGTGACGACTGTACAGCAGGAACCGCTGTGACGGTATTCGATACTTGTAGGCTAAATGATTGTGCATTCGTGACAGCACCAGCAATAACCATAAAGAGTACACCATCAGGATACCCTTCCATATTCAGTACTTGTGATACGGGGTTATTACCACTATTATATGTACCTGCTGGTATAATGGCAGAAACTTTACTGCCGCTTGTTAAATCATTATAGAGTCCCATTATCTAATCCTTATATTACCGCCACTGGTAAATAATTTATACGTTGCGAGACTGATACCTGCAGTTGGGTTCTCGTAGTTTTCGAGTACATAATTGATGATACCACTAATAAGATTGGATGGTATATGACTTGCATCAACATATCCGCAGACATAGGTACATGTCACTTCGGCTGGACGCCAATACGAGGTTAAAAACTCAATCGCATTTGGATATTTCTGTGTATGTAAATAATAGTCTGATACCCCAGTATCTGATCCAGCAACAAGTGTCGTGGTAGTATGGGTATAGCTATTATATCCAGAGAGTGATAGGATAGCAATGACAGGAGACTTTGGTAATGTGCCATCAGCACTATCTATAATACAGCGACGTGTCTGGGGCAATAACGCCACACCACTATATTGCTGGCAGAGATCCGTGCCCGCATTAATGAGCCGCTGAATTCTGGTGGCATCGAGTCCTGGATCAATGATGCCCATCTCTGCAATCATTTCTATCGTAACTGGACTTGCCGCTGGTACAATAATTGTATCCACAACTACTCCTTTCCTTTAATTGTTTGTTATTCTCTCGTAGAATATATGGACTAGGACTAGGGCTATGGCTAGGGCTATGGCTAGGGCTATGGCTAGGGCTAGTCCCGGCCCTGCAAGAAAGGAAAAACTTACAGGGTGGGACTAACAGCGTAGCAAGGGCTTACTTAGAACGTGTTAACGGAATTCTGAGGGCCCACGATGGCTAAGATAGAGAAGGCAGCGCCAGTTCCACCAGCACCAGTGCAGGTGACAGTGACATAACGATAGTTCTGGGCACGAACCTGTAATTTGGTGATACCCGTACCGGCAAGGGCTTCAAAGACAGCAGCGGTGGTAGAACCCACAACGGCTTCTGGATTGGTGGCAAGCAATGCATCAAGCGTCACAGCACCAGTGGTACCATCAGCATTGTTGCAGAGGGTGACAGAGAGGGTTTGGGCATCAGTGAGTGCCGTGCAGTTGCAAATTAATAGGACACCACTTTCAGAACCAAAGGTGTCGATGACAGCATTGGTAGGATTGGTGCTTCCTTTATAGGTTCCCGCTGCAATAACAGCCTTAGGAACTAACTGGGTGAGATCATTAACAAATGACATGGTATTGTATCCTTATAAGATGTATATTGAACATCTACTATATATATTGAGTGAGGAAGTTCTTTTATCAGGATCAAAAGAGGGGGATTTTTATAAATTCGAACCACCCTTCTTTGATCCAGATAAAAAGTTTACTACTTAGGCAGTCTTACGTAGTAGAACGCTAAAGGCTTCTGCAACCACTGGAGCGCCATCAGTCCATTTGGTGATGCGATAGCCAACTTCATCAGTGGCAGCATACAGTTCATTGAGACGGAACACTTCGAGTTGGGTACTATCAGCAATCCAGTAGTAGCTGAAGTCACCAAAGATCATGAGAGGATCACCAGTCACTGAACTTGCATAGTTATTTAATGTCACAGTTCCTAGAGCAGTCAGAATATATTCGGTTTCATAGACAGGATAACCGGCTAACATAGGAGGCTGTCCAGAAACGGCAGTGAGCATATCACTCCAGATGGGTTGTCCAGTCGTGGCGAGTAATGAACGCAAATAGGACACTCCACCACGGGGAACCATGAATGCAGGCTTACCAACACCCTTGTTTCGATACTGGGCCTTAATCTGATAAGGAAGAGAAAGCACGTCAGCAATGGACAGTGGCACGGAAGCACTCGTTGCAGCATTCACGGATGGTAGGATGAGATTGCCAGCAGCATCTTTAGACAGTAAGCCAGTAGGAACACCTTGTCCATTACCATTAAAGTATTTATTCTCTTCAATGAGGGCAATATTCTTGACATACCAATCAACCACTGTGGACTCAACATTGACGATTGAAGAATTGATGAGTTGATTGGGAACTTTGAAGATATTCTGGTGCTTGTGGGTATGTAGGGATTTCTTACCAAATGGTGCAGATAATGTATCCACAGCAACAGTCTCACCCTCTTGCTTCCAGGAGTCTGTTACTGAGAAGCCTAATGTTGGGAAACTGACATCTACACCAGGATTGGTGGTGATAATGGTGGCAAGATTTCGAACATTAACAACGTTGAGCAAACGATAGATGATTTGAGCACGAACTTCAGGTGGCACTAAAATTCCGCCGTCGGACACGGCATAAGAACCTAAGCTCTTCACTTCAGCCTGTGTCATTTGATTCATGCCCTTAGAGAGATAAGCGGCATAGGCTTTGTCTTCTTCAATAGTGGTACGAAGATCAGAATTACCCATGAGGGCTTTGATCTCTTTGGCAACATCGGCTTTAGAAGGAGTTGTACCAGTAGTAGCAGCAACACGATTCTGCTCGGCGAACTTAGTGTCCAGTGCAGCTAACAGATCAGTCTTTACTTGCTCTACATCAGCATGACTGGCTTTGTCCGCAATTTCAATAGCGAGCTGCTTGGCTTCTTTTTCTGCAGCTTTGAATTCATTTCCCATGATTAATTTCTCCCGTATCTCTATGGATACTATAATAGTTAGAGTTTTGTGGTTTAGGCTGACTGCTTCTGAAGTTCAGCAAGGATAAGTTCTGCCATCGTAGGCAAACATACTGCGGATTTTCCGCAATCTTCCGTTGTATCGGGATCAGTGTCATTCGGCTCCTGACTATCATCTGGAGTGGTTGACGGCTGAAGGATAGACTTCAGATTGGCAATATGTGCAGATACTGATTTATGATAGGCTTTATGGGCCGCTTTATATCCTGTAAGATCGAGTCCTAATTCATGTATAGATTTCATACAGGCATCAAGTGTTTCTTTCTTAATAGGTTTACCGACTTTCTGTTCTACTATACTAGTAGTACTGATGTCTTTATCTTGATCAGAAATAGGGGATGGAATTATTTCTTTATTCTGAAGCAAAAGTTTTGCAATTTTGGCAGCTTTCTTTGCTTTCTTTGCTTGTTTGTGTGTAAGTTCTGCTGTAGTTGTCTCTTCAACTTTTATTTCTGTAGTCGTCGGAGTATCCATTTTATAATGTACACCTTCTTTGTATGACTTAATACTATCAAGGAATGAGCCCCGAGTGCCATCAGCATTCTGAGACATGGGATTATCCACAATAGAAATTTTATAGAGTTTGAGTTCTGAAATTTCACGAATAGAGACACCATTCTCTTCAACAAACCGAAACTTGACTGGCATATATTCAATGCTGAGTCCAGCAGGAATACCATATTCTTGGCGTTGTATGAGTGTAGGTAATATTTCCCGAGTAACATGCGCCTTATTAAGATTTAAAATGCCTCGCTCAAGAATAAGATCATTACCCTTCATCGAGAAAAAACCAACACCAATCTCAGATTCTAGTCCACGCATATGATCAATATTCAACATAAACTTATAATGATTCTCAATCAGTGTTTTATTGAAGGCACCGGCCAGGATTCTATCATCACCTAAGTCTACCATTTCAGTACAGTTTGCAATTCCTGCGATGATGCCGTCAATACCATCATCAGACTTCTTGAGCATCATGGGAGCAAAGACTTGCTTTTTATCTTGTATGGGTGTCTTCATAGTATATCGTATACCTTTATAGCATATAATGCGTATGTTTTTAGTCAGGATCAGAAAGAGGGTGGAAGTTTTATCTGGAGTATCATACTACCCATCTTTGATCAAGACTATTACTTATGTTCTGGAGCAACTATAGGTTTTGTTTCTACTCTAATATGTGATGCCAGTATATCCCACCGTCTTGCCTCTTCTTGTATCCATGTGGCTAATGCATCACGATGTTGGCACATTGGATACGAAGCACAGCATTCTTGAAAAATGCATATTCCTGGATGCTTACTACAGGTAGGATAAATACACATTTATATATTCTCTATGAGGGAATCTGCTATAGCTGTAGAATTTATGGCAGGAGACAGCTTAGGGGCCGCAACACCATTGAGAATATTTTCCAGTGTATTACTCCCAGTGGGCATAATCAGTTGATCACCGGCAGGCGAAGCAATTGGGCCCATGCCTGTCGCTTCTCGCATTTCATTGACAGTGAGGAATTTGCTCTTGGCTAATGTTTCGGCTTGAAGATCAGCATCAACGCTGAGAGCCTCAATATCTTCCACACGAAAATCAATATAGAGATCTGGATCTCGATAGCGTGACTGCATATGACGTGAGAGTTGGCCGCAGAATCTTTTGAGTAATGGTATGACTGTTTCTTGATATAAGGCTCTACGTGCCGTCGCATAATTATTATAGGTAGTATCCTTGATGGATAGGAGCACAACGGGGAATTGTAATACATTGCAGATTTCGGCTGCTGATGTTTCTAGCGTTTCTTTCCAACACATATCTTCGGGTTCAGAGCCAATCTTTTCATACTTAAATCCGGGCGGAATGACTGCTGGACTTTTGGCATTCAGGCTTCCCTGCCAATGTAGCTTGACATCATCATGAATCTGTTCTAAATCTTCATCAGTTGGTAATGTAATCTCAGGATCTACGCTCAGGATGCCACTTGGTACACCATTATTCTTCATATAGTGATAGTTAAACGTTCGTGCTTCATTATTGAGATCAATAGATTTGGCAGCGGCCATGAGCGGTGGAAGGCCAAAATACTGATATTTGGGGTTATACGTTCGAATGTGACAGATCGTATCTTTCAACATGTGGGCATCAGTCTCTGATGGAATGGCATAACTATAGTAGTCCACTGTTCGCTGATTGGCAGCCGGAATAGGCAGCATATAACAGGCAGGCACTGTATCAATGATACAGGGATTACCTGTACCTTTAATATCTGGGCCAATGACATGGATATAGGCATTACCACAGACTTGATAGGATACGGCAGCCTGATAGATAATTTCTGACATACCCCAATCAGGATTAGGGCTACGTAAGAGCTTGGCGAGTGGATGGTTCTGAATCTCTGGATTAATATCTGCTGTCTGGCCCGTATTTCGATAGACTCTCAGCGGAATCCCTGCCATGGCCCATGCAATAGATTCTATGGCGGCATAGACGATAGGATTGGCTAAATAACCCTCGTTATAATAGGCGAAAAAGTTGGTAGAAATAACACTAGGATTATCAAGATTGCCCCATGCCGTTGCACCTGGAAATGTACCATCAGCATTGTTAAAGATAATATTTGCACCAACGTCACCTGTAATAGATTTAAGACTTACAGGTGTTGCTGCAGTACTTATAAGAGCAGGTACTTGACTTTTTCTATGAAATATGTTAGAGAACCAGTTATTACTCATGGTTGATATATTACCCATATTATATTAGTTCTAATCATTAGTTGTCAATTATTGATTGTCAATCATTGATTGTTAATCATTACTAGAGTCTTTAATCAGGATCAAAAGAGGAGATTTTATTATTGCCCAATTACTACTATCCCTGAGGCCAATGGAACTTGAAGCTTGGTTTTACTTTGGCATAACGTGATAAGCAGAGACTATCGGCTCTATCTGGAGATTTTCCACCACTGCGCTTCTTAATTTCTTCCTTAGACTCAATCTGATATTTACCCGCAGATGTAAATTTATATTTAAGCGATGAGAGTTCGGCCTCTAATTCTTTATCATGAGGATCAATAGCAATGGTGCCAGCTTTAAATTCATCTCTCAGATTGCAATAGAGTTCGGCTCGCAAATTAATATAGGCTTCTTTATCAATAGGACTACTACTACTATTAATACCGAGTACAGGCATTTTTAACTCGGTTAATCTGTCAACAACGCCAGCACCTAAGCCGCCTACATCCACATTAATATGTGTGGCTCCTGTGCTACGAGAGGCATCTACTACCTCTCCGCTCACCACCATCGTATCCATCTTCGTAATGGTTTTTATGACTGAGGCATGGAGTCCTTGACTTTTTGTGATAATCGTGCTATCGCTGCCGAACCTAGCAACATCCACTCCGAGTCGTATAGGCTTAGTAGCGTCTAATGGTTCTGAGAATCTTAGCTGGGCCTTTTCAATATCAACTAATGAGATAAGAGTATCGTCAGAACTTCTAGGAAAGTCACCAAGAACTCTAGAATCCCAGAGTGGACTATCTTCTCCCCACGCCTTACGTTTATCCTCCACCCAATCAGGCGTAATAAGATAGGGACGGAAGTGTGTCGTATCAGGATCTGTAAAATTGGGGGTATCAAATGCGGAGATATGTATGGTGTGGTAGAGAGGTGATCGGAAGGATTCGTAAAACTCACCACTTGTTTGTGTAGGATTACCAATAAGTAAAAGCCTACTGCCTTCACTGGCAAGTGATCCTTGACTGGCATCAAAGATATCCTGATCAATACCACTGGCTTCATCATAAACGAAGAGGATATGTCCACTCTTTGCGTGATATCCCTGCACATTTTCTGGCTTATCGGCGCTAACACCTATAGCATACCATGTGGGGCCTAAGTCTAGTCGTGTATTAAGGAGTGTACCGCCTAATGGATATTTTGTCTGTGCATGCGCTGATCGGATTTCACGCCAAATGAGTTGTTCTGTCTGTCTCCATGTCGGAGATAAATTAACGACAACACTATCTGGATGCGTATATAGAAACCAGAGAATAGTCCAAGCAGCACAAGCAGTTTTTCCAATTCCGTGGCAACTCCTACAACTAGTACGTTTATTATCTCGTACGGATTCCATAATCTCAATTTGTTTTTGCCATGCATCCTTACCTAATATATTTCTAAGGAAGAAATCTGGATCAGAAATGGAGCGGGATAATATATTTTGCGCTTCTAATTTATTTACGGCTCCCACGTTTCATTCCTTTTATCTTGTGGCGCAATAAAATGCATTCTTGGGACTAGGCCAAACATAAAGTTATTTTTATTATTAACTAAAAATTCAAGATTGGGATAGATTCACGAGGGGATTATTGAGAAGTACATAAAATGCATTCATGGGACTAAGCAAAACATAAAAGAATTATTTATGCTCTATTTCTGATCCAGATGTCGGTGTAGTATCCGTAGTATCAGAGGCAAGTACTGCTAAATCAGCAAATGAGAGTGCGACATCAACTTTACCACTCAGTTCAACACTCGTTTTATTAGAGATTCCTGTATATTTAGCCAGAATTTCTAGTGCAGCAAGTTTATTCTCACGTTTGATCTCAATCGTTTGCCCCTGCCGTCCCGGACGTGCAATGATAAGGACTGATGCATCAACATCTTCACTAATTTCTGATGAGGGTATTAAAGTAGTATTACCAGCGTTATCCCAACTTACAATATCAGTAGCACGACAAAAGGCGATACGTTTGAGCTCAGCGATTACCATTTCTGCTGTGACATCTTGTTCTTTGAGTAATGATTGGATGATATTTTGTACTCTAAGATCTTTTAGTGTTTGACAACCCAATTGTCCAGCAGTTTTTATAGTTACTCCAGGATGGACTGCTTTATAGGCCTTCGTGGCATTGAAGTGTTTCACATACTCAGTTGCAAACTGTTGATGCTTCATATCTAGTGTTCTATGTTGTATGCTAGTATCTGTTATAGTAGTACTCATGTTATTTACTCGTGATCAAAGAGGGCCAGAAAAGTTAATTGTTATTGGGAACACCTACACCTCCATCTCTTGTCACTGCAATCATTAGTAGCTGTTATACAGTATAGATTGGGTGTATAGAGTTATGTGAGGTGTAGGTATTACTTGCTGCTAATATGTGAGCAGGTTAAAATCGTATCCAGTAGTAGAATCCCTACCTTCCAGGCCTTATCTGCCACTAATAAGTGCAGCGGCGAAATTAATATGTAGAGTTACTACTGGAGCTGAGTAGGAATAATATATATAAGAGGAACACAAAGTTGTAGTGTTCACTTACGTAAATATTATGGACACAGAATTGAGGAGATATTGGCCTTGCCAGAAAATCAATAAAAATATAGAGATTGAGTTACTATCTAGTGTGCTGTTCGTTCCATTGTGTATATCTATCTATTTATCTAAATATCTAAATATCTAAATATAGTAATTGGCGAAGATCTAGAAGTATGGGCAACAAGTGTCTGATCTGGCTGCCGACTCTCTATTTTGTTATATTGTTATATGATTTCTAAAACAGGAAAATATTTGCTCTGGGATATATCCTTAATACTTTTTTACTTTGTGCCTAACTTAATATATGAGTATCCTACTCGTATATCTTACCCTTATAGTATTGATACTTAAACCTAGAGGGAATGTATAGTACTTATCTTTTTAATCACGATCAGAAAGAGGGCCGAGAATTTTAATGCAGGCTCACAATATGATATGGAGAACCTACTCCTGCGCTATGCATGGTTGCAGCCTCCAGTGCTTTGGTTATTCTCTCTTTTGGTGCTAGTGTGCCAATACTACTAAGTCCATAGAGACATCCTAGCGCATAGTATTCGCCACAGCCACAGGCAGCAAATGTCAGAACACTCCTACTTATTTGGTTATCACATTGAATCGTATATAACTTCCCTTGATAACCCAGCAAAAATGTTCCTCCAATTTCTTCTCCATTCTCAATTTTTCCAAATCCTCCGTCTTTCCAAGTAGTACGGCAGGCATCTATGAAGTCAGTTGCCAAATATTCAAATATATCTACTTTTGTATGACGTGCAGGAATAGAAAGACTATAACGTAATAATTGTCCCATACGAAAGCTTGTCGTAAATCCAAAAATATAAGGCTCATCAGTGTCTGGCTGTACTCGGCGAAATACCTTTTCGTCTGCTCGTACTGTCTTATGCCAGTCAGCATTAGAACCTAAACTATCTCCACCAATGTATACATTTCCATCTTCTTCTATACCAACTATACATGTCATGCTATTAATTTCCTTTTATCTGTTACCCTACCTGCTCTAATAGTATTCCCACTTTATATAATGGCTAAACATATAATAAAATAATAATTTGATATATGTTTAGACTATATTAATAGTGGGTATATTAATATTGGCCATACATATATGAGCCACAAAAAGGAAAACACATTATGACTACCCCTACTATGCTATCATGCAATTCTAACTCTTCATGGGATGCTGCCTGTACTACAGCATTTGCTACATTATGTGGCAGAGCAAAATCTATTGTTATTGTTGATGCGACGAATATGACTGATATAGATAGACATGCGATTGATAGTGCTCCTTCTCTACTTGCATATCTATTTCCTAATTATTATGCTACTACTGTTTTATCTGGATCAGAAAAGGGGCAAGAAAATGATGACTAATACAACAGTTAAATCTCATGGCAAATATGATGTTGTCTCCTATGAAATGCGAACATTACTGATACACGCCCTACTAGATTCTGCTCGATTTGGATTATTAACGACACAATATAAGTTAGAACAGTGGATAAAAGAAAATGGAGGTACAAATGAGCAATACGCCAACAAAATACCCAGATCCACAAGTAAATGATCGCTATGGCAGATTGGTAATTGTAGAAGTATTACCCAAAATTGCAGTGGGCATACGTAATACTACCACAACCTATCTCTGCCATTGCGATTGTGGAAAAGATGTCGTTGTCACTCGACGACATATCACTGGTGCACATACACGCAGTTGCGGCTGTCTTCGAAAAGAAGCTATATCTGCTTGTAACTATAAGCATGGAGGTTCTGACACGCCACTCTATAGAGTTTGGACGAATAGTGGATGGAAGAACACAACAACCTTCGAAGATTTTTATAACTGGACATGCGCCAATAATTATGTTAGTGGCATGCGAATCTTGCGGAAAGATACCACACAGCCATTTTCTATAGCAAATGCATATATCACTGATGTTTCGGGCATGAATAGCAATAAAAAGAATACCATATTATTAACACTAGAGGGTACTACACAATCATTGGCTGCATGGGGAAGAGACTCTCGCTGCATAGTGAGCGAACAGTTATTGACAAAACGCATTAAATCAGGTATGCCACTTTATGAGGCAATGACAACACCAGTATCACCAAATAAGTCATATGCAGGTACTGGGGTACTATCACTTAATTTTTCCGGCGAAGGCTATGCTACACGGGCCGAAACATTAGCCTATCTACATATTGGTAGGAATCGATTGTGGAGACTACATAAGTGTGGTATACTACAGTCAGTGAATCGTGGTTATCTCTGGGATGATGTGATTGCAGTATTACCTACTGTACATAATAGATTAGATTTTAAAGTATTATCTGGATCAGAAAAGGGTGAGGAAAATTAAATGCGAACCTACGAATTGATAAATGAACAAAGTTTGGTAGTGGCTACTGCCGAGGCCGAAACTATCTTAGAGGCTAGAGATTGGTTTGATATAGCTTTCGAGGGCAAGTTTTGGATGGGATATTATGACAGTCATGATGAGTGGAAAACACAACCAGTTATACTTCGTGGATTAAGTAACTTGGGGGAAAATTAAATGTCTATGATAAATATTAGAAAAAAATGTTTGTGGTGCTGCCTAGATAGTTCTAGTGAGGTTACAGCATGTACTGCTAATAACTGTCCACTTTGGCCTTTCCGTTCTGGTAAATATGCTGATGGGCAAAAACATGGAACTCGTGATGCTATTGGAAGGAAATGCATGGACTGCAGTAGTTGGGTAGATTCAGAAGTTAGAGATTGTATGAATACTGGCTGTGCCTTATGGAATGAAAGATCTGTGAAGAAAGAAAAGAAGGAACGAACTCCTAAACAGATAGAAGCCGATAAGGCAAATGGTGCTAGACTTATGGCAATTAGAGCTTCTAAATCTAAATAAAATATTAGCAAAACTAATATTTAGAATATGAGCAAAACTAATATTCCTGATTTCTTAGGTATTTCTTACTAAAAGAGTCAGGAATATTTGCTATGTATTATGTCCAATATTTTTGGACTGGACTCTGAATCATAAGATTCGGGAAGGCTGGTAATCCTGCCACTATTGCTGTTTGTGCCCTAGACTTTGGACGAGATATGCATTTCTAGACGTTGTAGGTATGCTGAGACAGTCCAAAATCTAAAAGATGGGGAATGTGTCATCCATCACTATTTTTGTGGCTATAACAGTTGTATTTGAAGAATTTCTTAAATCTGGGGATTAGCCGTCCTGTAGATATGCATTTCTTGCGAAGTCCACTGCTACTGGAGGGCCTCTTGGGCGGCATGGATGCAAAAGATGGGTGTAAGTGCCACTCTAGTGCTATTTAAAATTTATACGTCGTATATTGTGAGTGTTTGAAGAATTTCTTAAATCTGAGAGGGAAGCCTGCTTCTACTGATAAAACTGAAGCGTAGTAATCGCCGAACTCTCTCCAGCAGAAGTATCTAATCATCAGGAGATATAACTTTAAGCCATCTTTCTGATCGTGATATAAAAACCTATAGCGACGCTCTTCTGTAGTTTTTAGTCTGGATCAGAAAGAGCAGCAGTATATTTACTGCCTATCAGACATTCGCAGCCAATGAATTCCTCACCCTCCTTTCTGATCGTGATTAAAATATTAGGCGAATTACCACCCTAGGTGTTTGATGGGCGCAAGCATCCTATGCTAAAACAGAAAAATGAAGGCACTGGGGTTCCAGGCCTCGTACGTAACATAGTAATTACTTATACTCTAATTGGTTACGTAGTAACCACCTTAGGATTTACGCTAGTAAATTCTAAGGCTTATCTAATACTGAAGAATAGAATATAATACTAGAATTATATTAAAACCTTAGAATAGAATATAATACTAGAATTATATTAAAACCTTAGGTTTTAGATTATAGTATTATAAACATAAAATATAACTATTACCTATGGTTAGTAACACGCACGTATATAGTAACACGCACACGTCTATAGTAACGCACGGGCACAGGCGCAGGGGAGTGTTTTTGCCTAGGTACTATGTCTGCCTAGATATGATAAGTTGCTTATGTTCTTTTAGTCTGGATCAGAAGAGGGCTGTAAATTAATTCTGTAGTCCTGGTGATGCTATGGGATATGCATTTCTAGATGTTGTAGGTACTATAGGACGCTCCAAAAACTAAAAGATGGGCTTTGGGATGTCTCTGTTAATTTAGATGCTAGAAATGACGAGAAATAAGAAATATGCTTTTATTATGCAAAACCCGTGAAATTTTATAGTGTTTCGCATAGTTTAATTAAGTGACAGTATTTCATTTCTTACTATTTTAGTAAGTATTAGTATTACTAATAATCTATTAATATTAAATAGTAAGTGACAGTATTTCATTTCTTACTATTTTAGTAAGTATTAGTATTACTAATAATCTATTAATATTAAATAGTTGTTTTGGAGAGTGAGAGCTACTAATTCTATAATTTACGAATAGTACATGTAGAAGTGAATATAATACCCTTCTTTCTGATCTAGACTAAAGACTGCAGGAATACTACTACAGATACTCGGTAATCCAGTACTTTATAATTATATTAAAGAGCTATGGGATATCGAGTAACAGTAGATAGTATCCTATAGCTTTAAGTCTGGATCAGAAAAGGTGGAGAAGTTATCAACAGACGTACTAACTAGCAGTTATAAAATTCTTCAATAAATTCTAATGAGGCATGTTTAAGACTGATTTAGATTGGGTACTATAAATATAGAATACTCAAAAAGGAAATTATCATCATGAATAGAAAGCATACAGAAATTAATCCTGGCGAAGTGTATGGCCGTTGGATCGTTATTGGCCGAGATACAAAAAATAAGCGGCAAGCATACAACTGTACATGTGCTTGTGGAAATCCAAATATAAAATCAGTGCAGGCTGCGTCGCTGAGAAATGGGCACTCAAAAAGCTGCGGATGTCTACGATCAGATACAGTCATAAAATCAAAAACAATACATGGTGATGGATCAATGGCTCGTGGACGACACACATTATATATAGCCTACAACGAGATGCTACAAGCTAATAAAGTATATAATGTACATACAAGTCCATGGGAAAGTTATACAGCATTTAAACTATGGGCCTACGATAATGGGTGGAGACAGGGACTAAAACTTGGCCGCAAAAATATTACCCTCCCTTCTGATCAAGATAATTGTTACTTTGGAACATCCGAACAAATATTAAGTAATAAATCTAACACAGTACTTATCTATGCCTTTGGAGAATCAAAGACAGCCGTACAGTGGAGCCATGATCCTCGATGTTGTATTGCAGAAACAACATTAATAGAAAGGCTACTCTATGGCATCCCAGCCGAAGAGGCCATTACTACCCCACCACGTAGTAATAATGCCATGCCATATATTGCCCCATTTTATAGTGATGCGTTTAACTGCTGGTGCTGCTGCCGGAAAGATGCTCTCGAATATCTTGATGTAGGCAAATCTCGACTACACTGGATTACCAAACAAGGATTACTCCATAACTACGAATATCCACAGTGGAAACGATGCAAATATTATAAAGTGCCCGAACTTATATTATTAAAATCTATCGCAAAAACGATGCCTCTTATGGCGCAATCAAAGGATAAAGTAAGTAAATCTCGATCAGCGAAAGTAGCTAAAGAATAGTATGAGTACTACTAACAGATATACAACTACAAGATATGAATATAATGGTGAGCAGCTAACTATTAGAGAGTTGGCTGCTTTACCACATATTAATATTAAGTATGAGACACTGCGTAAAAGATTACAGAAAGGTAAAATGTCAGTTATTGACGCCATTAGGCCTGTAGCATACCTACAACATCGAGAAATAGGTGCTATGTATGGGCAACTCACAGTCATGAAAGAATTACAAGATTATAATTACCTCTGTCAGTGCTCCTGTGGTAATATGAAGGTAGTAAATCATTATCTGCTTACTGATCTTACCTATGGGACAAAGAGTTGTGGTTGTCTACAAGTTAAAAATCTCCGAGCAAAATATAAGTTTTACTCATATAATGGAGAGCAGAAAACAATATCACAATGGAGCCTTGATGATAGATGTATAATAAGTTATAGTCAACTCAAGTGGAGACTGCAACATAACTGGCCTATTGCAGATGCCCTGACAACACCCTCCCTAATAGCCCCTATAGATACCCCTGGTACAGCAATATTAGAAACGGAGAATGGCACAATAGGCATTGGCAGAAAGTCAAGACTCTATAGAATCTGGCAGCGTATCCACAAAAATAGCACTATCTGGACATCATCCAATAGTTATAATGATTTTAGAGACTGGAGCATACAATCTGGCTATGACGGCACGAATTATATTATAAAAAACTCCACCCTTTTTGATCCTGATGAAAGCATATGGGTAGATATACATCAACTACATGCATTACTACCTAAGAGACAATCAGTAATATATACATACAGAGGATTAACACATACACTGTGGGATTGGAGCCAACATAAACTCTGCTGTGTACGATATAACACCTTATCATGGAGACTCTATATAGGATGGCAATTTGCCGATGCTCTTACAGTACCAGAATCTATTGGACATTTTGATGCTAGAAACATGCACTATGCTAATCCAACAGGAGATGCTGCTAATATAAAATTGTCTGCTAAAAATAAAAAAGAAAGGCTACAATTACGTGAGGCTAAACTTAAATTAGATATGGAGGAGCTTAAGCAATATTATCTACAGAATAAGGATAAGAACAAAGCCGCTAAGGAAGCTAGATTAGAATTTGTAGCACAGAAGCTTCGCAGGGCAGAGAAACAGCAGCAATTTGCCGATCGAATGTCAGGCTATAAGATGTACAACACAAATGACAAACAGAAGGATGGCAAGCATCGGAAAGAGGCCAGAAGACGTTAATAGACGTTAATAACTGATAGCTTGACAGTAATCACAAAGTGTGCTATACTCTTATCGTTATTCTGTGAGAGGGATACAAAACGAAATGGCCGGTGTACTGTAGGGGTATACCGGCCATTTTTATATATTTGTTAGTATTACTTTTAATAAATCATTACGTCATTATACTCGGCTTGTTTGATAAGATCATACTCATTCCAGTAGTGTAATCCACCACTTTTACTGCCCGTCTTCTCATTGGTGCAACTGTGATCAATAGTTTCGACTAATTTATCAAGTGTTTGATAATACAGGCCGGAAGGTTCACTAATACCATATCGAGGAGCATTGAGGAACATAATATAAACAGGAATGCCTGTTACTTCTTGTACTCTTTGATATTGTTCGAAGCAGGCAATATCAAAACCAGTTTGAAAGATTCCAGTTTTTCGATAGAGAACAAATTCCGCCTTACTTTTGCATTCAGTCCATCGCATCTTACCATTTCTAATGCACAATAAGTCTGGCGTAATTAATTGCTCATCCATAGGAGCAAATACACGTGGGCCTTTTCCAGTAGATTGCTCAATTTGATAGGCAGGAATAACTATAAAATTACGAGAGTTCAGATATTTAGTAATGATGGATTCGTTGGCTAATCCTAATTTTAAGGATTTAGCAAAGGAAGATGTGCTCATGTGAGAGGGGGCCTTCTACTTATCTAGCAATAAGTAATTGGTGGATTGAGAACGTCTTAGTAGATGGATATTCATTAGTAGAATTAGGAGTTCTACAGAATAACCTGTAATTAGTTCTAATTTATTGTACCCTGTTTAATAATGATCTAAACATAGGCTATTGACAGAAACATAAAAATATGCTATATAAAAACACACTCCTATTTAAAGAAGTGTGATAATACTAATATATGATAGAGACACAAAAGCCCCATAACTATAAGATAGACTCGTAGGGAGAGTAATGCATATTGTACAGTTGGAGTAAGTTGCATAGGGCCTAGACTACTTACATCACGCTTGTGTTCGAGTTGATCCATAGGTACATCTAACGGATGGCATACATAAAGTTGAGGAGCATTGTGCATATCGTTCTTCATCATCATCATATGCCTCTTCTCCAGTATGCACGGCACATACATTAGAATTTGCTGATAATACAATCATATTATGCCTCCTCTTTTGATCCAGACTAAAATATAAAGATATTATCTATAGTAGATAGTACTCTATACTTTATATCATGATCAGAAATGGTGATTTTTAATTAATTTGATCCGTCAGATCCATCAGTTGGTTGTACTACAACTGGTTGATTAACAACTGGTTGATTAACAACTGGTTGATTAACAACTGGTTGATTAACAACTGGCTGAGTAGTTACTTCTACTGGCGCTAGTACTGGTGCTAGTGCTGATGATGATGCTAGTGATGGTGCTAATGGTGCTAATGGTGCTAATGGTGGTACTACAGCATCAATAGTAGCAATAGCAGTTGTAGATAATGCCGCCACCTTAAGAGCAACTCGTTGGTTACAGTAATTAAGTGATGCTAGGAGTGCAACAATAGCACCTATGGCATGGATAACAGCTTCGGCAGTACCTGCCATCTCAGTGATATGTGGCACAGTTGCAAGTAATGTACCAGCTACTGTGACAAAGGTATGTAGCCAAAATTCTGTAGTTTTCCAACCAGATTTTAAATTTAACATTTTATTCCTGACTTATTATTATAATTATAATTATTAGTTAATGTGTTTTGTGAAATATATTATAGGCAATTGACGCCATAGCTAGTAGCCATCCTATTACTGTTGCACCCCATGTTGATATCGCTTTTGCATTCGTAGTTTTGCCATCATATTTATTATTGGCATCCCATAGGATACCCAAGCGACGGTGATCTTCTTCATCGTTGGCTTGCACTCTATCAAGACTGGCCGTGACTCGACTTAAGTTTTCATTAATCTGCTCTATGCAAGACTGGTGTCGTTGATCATCACAGATAAGTGCTGTAATACTTGCGGTATGCGAGCCACAAAGTGCATGATCTGTGATATTCATCTCGGCTAAGGACACAACATCAGCGGCTCTACCAGCATTCGCTATAGCAACATTAGCGACAATCTTGGCAGTCGCTTCAGCCGTCGCAGCAGCAATCGCCGCAGTAATAGCAGCGGTAGCGGCAACCGTCTCGGCCTCAATATGGGCCTTAGCAGCTGTCATCGCCATATCCCTTTCAGTATTAGGAGGAGGAGTGGTAGTAGTAGTCGTAGTATTAGTAGCAGCATCTACAATAATAGTAGTAGAAGTAGGAGTTGAAGCAAGAGAAGTAGCAGTAGGGGTACTATCAGTCATCGGAGAATCATCCTTAAATAATTATTTAGTATACCGTAAGTAATGCTTTATCAATAATAGTGGTGGTAGTCACTGGTGTAGTGGGCCATGCAGCAATTATACTATAGGTGCCTGTATGAGCATAGAGCGTCTGCTGACTTGTAAGTCCAAATGTAAAAGTCAATACATCATTGGCAATCATAGGCGTAGGTAATGTAATAGGTATCGATATGCCACTTAGTATAAGACTAAAATTTGCTAAGACACTACTGGGCCCATTAGTAGCATCAACACTAATGACAATAGGTAATCCATCAGTACCTGTACTATCATAGGTATTACCAGCAATAAGCCACATGGCACTGGTGAGTGGATCAATGATGGGTGGTATCGTATATATTGACATAAGTAATAACTCCAAGGTTTTAATCAGGATCAAAAAGGACAGATTATATTTCTAGAACTCTGGTGCACAGTAATAGCCATCATAATGAAATAATTCCCAACCGCTATCTCTGATCTAGATTAAAATATAAGAATAATAGTATATTAGGTACAAGTAACAACTATAATCCGTTTTCTACTACTTCCTGTATAGCGAAAATCAACACGCACAGTATGATCAGCAGACACACTGCTAATGGTATAGGTACTGCCACCTGATTGCACAAAACTACTATCAACATACCAGTTATAGATAATATAGCCACTGTCTGGACTGGCCGTGAAGAGTTGACTGCCACCACTACTGATAGATTGCGGAGATGAGGGGCTGATACTCCCACCAGTACCGGCACTCGGAGTGATGGTGTAGCTTGTCGTGCCTCCCGCAGCATTGGTAATATCCGCCCATACCTGATTATAATTATCACTGTAAGGAGCATATGGATCACTAGTAGTACCCAAATCAATTTCTAACACAACAGGAGTGATTGTGACTCCGGTGTACGCATACGATCCCATCTGCCCCATTGAGACAACGAGTGAGGTGATTGGAGAACTGCCCAAATCTGTGGCACTAAAACTGATAGCTCCTCGTTGCACATAGGAATAATAGATGCCCGGCCCCCACCACATCATTACTGGATTGACGGCACTACCATTCTGGACAAGCGAATAACTACCAGTAGATAAGGGATAAAAGGGGGAACCGCCATTAATAGTGATAGTAGTAGCTGAATCGCTAAACCAAAAATATTCCTCTCCCGGAATAGATGCCTCGTTGTTGCCATAGAACCATATCGTTAATGGTACACCATTTGTACGACAATATTCAGCCTTCTCTATGCCATACGTATTTGCTGTAAATACTGCTGGTAGTGAGGCATCAGCTACAACGGGAGGAGCAAAGATAAAATCATTACCTATGTTTGCACTCATTACTCACCACCAATAATTACGGGTTGGCACACATTAATCTGCAAAATAGAAGTTCCGGTTGTCTTACCGACAGAAACCATAACATCGCCAGAAATGGTGGGAATAGTTGTCGTAAGTTTTCCCGCAGTGGTTGGATCTAGGAAGTATTCTGCATTTTCTACTAATGCTGTAGTGCCTACAATATTTGTCCAATCTGTCACTGATAAAATATAACCCGTTGTGACATATAATACCTTTTCTCCCACTTCTGCTGGCATGGTAGCAAGTCCAACGCATTGATAATTTCCTGTAGTATTTGCAATAGATAACTCGGCATTACCATCAATAGCAAGACACACAGGACTGCCTACAGAGAAATGAACATTAGCAGTGGCACTAGCAAATTTTCTTGGAATAGGAATAGGAATAGGAATAGGAGTATATGTGCTCATAATTATGCGCCCTCTTGCACAATAATAGTGATGATAAGTGCTGTAGGAGTGCCAGAAATAGCACTCGATTTCCATACGATATATGTACCCGCTGCAAAACTACTATAACCATTAAATGTAGAGACAGTACTATCAGTGCCATTAAATGTATGATCTGCACTCGTAATTGCATGTAATGTGCCAGCAGCATCGTGGTATAAACTACCATCACAAGATGCGCCTGTTGCAGGTAATACTTTGCCACTATAACGAACAATCACTCCACCATAAGGCAAGCGAAATATGGGAAAGTCATCAGTACCCGTAGGAGTATCAATCGTGAATGATAGTGTTTTTGGCACAGACTGTACAATATTGATAGCATTAGTGCTAACAAATACGCCACCCTGATCAAGGAGCAATAAGTCATCTGTAATATTAGGTATAGTTCCAGCACGTAATGCAGCAACAAAACTAGGAGCAAGACTATTGGCACTTGCTGCAACACCAGCACTTGCGGCATAACTCTGGGTGGTATCCCATTGTAATATCCAATGTGTGGCATCAAGATAGGGCTTATTGAGTGAGCTACTGGTATTAGATCGTATGCAGATATACCAACCCATAATATCAGATCCAGCACTCAGTACATCTGTTACTAATGCACCAAGGGGGTAAGATACACTTGCATCACTCCACATACCATAGGGGATAATACTCGTGGCAGCAGTACCAGCAGTACCTTGAATAGCTAGTGGATACCATACAGTTTGCCAATCAGCGCCCACAAATGGCTCAGTACTAGAGCCAGACGTATGGGCTGAGAAACAATATACCGTGCCACCATTATGAAAAAGCGCATCATCAATACTATAGGATGTACTGGTTACCCAACCACTCTGTTCAAAATTTAATACTCCGGACGCTGGAAGTGCCGCCATAAATAAGGCCCAGTAGGTAGCACCACCACTTGTGCCTGGCGCATTGACACCAGTGCCTGATGTGTGTGAGACTAGGCAGCGGTAGAGATTATTATTATAATGTACGAGACTAATATTTGCAGCAGTATTGACATAGGATTGCAGATTTGCCCACGTACCTCTATCGGTATAAGTTTGTGCAGCACCATCAGCACCAGCATCACCTTTCGTGCCACCCCGAGTATAAATCCGCCAATAGGTATTGCAGCTAGCGCCACTGACAGGAGCATTCGTGCTTGATGCTGTGTGGCCTAAGATACAAATATACGTGTTATAACAATTATTACTATCTGCTGTTAAGGACACAGCTAATGAGTTGAGGCCATATACTACACCAGACTGCCATGTGCCTGTAGGTGTAGGAGCTGGGCCAGGAATACCCATAGGGCCTTGTGGGCCACCGGGCGAGAAGAGTGTCCAATCAGCACCTGCGGGCTTATTACCACTTGAGGCCAAGTTTGCTGTATTGCAGATATAGACATTTGTGATGCCACTTACCACACAGGTAACAATATCACCTACACTATAACTTGTGGATACAGTCCATGGGCCCTTAAATGGTATGATGACGGAAGAGCTACCACTCATACCAATAATAGAGAGGCCAATGACGGCTGTGATTACTAATGATGATAATGTGGTTGTACCATCCCATGCAATAGTGCCTATGGTTAATTTGCCACTGACAGGAGCACTACCAGTACTATATGCTCCTGTATCATCTACCATAATATAGTAGGTACCGGCGCTATTACTGCCTGTAAATGGTATACTCCCTGCATTGGTGATGCGTCTACCAAGTACTAGAGCATCAATTACAGTCATAAAGACAGATGTTCCACTAATACTTAATGATGGTACTGCATAAAAGCCGCTAACTAAGCTCCAACGTTTCTCAAACTCAGCTTGTGACTCCGTAATAAGATTATTATAATTCGTTGCAGTAAGTACTTCACCTGTTGTGGCTAAGTCACTTGTCTGATAATAGGTGTGTGTTGACATTGATATATTTCCTATGTTGTAATCACGATCAGAAATGGAGGAGAATTTTTAATCTATGGCTTATCCGATAAGATCACTTATCCGATAAGATCACTTATCCGATAAGATCAGTTGAACCAAACGTGCTGGTGCCAAAGGTAAAGAGGCCTGTTCCTGGAATTATTGGGATACTTGTTGCTACGATCGCTGGTGCAGAGATATAGATACTCTTATTCATGTACTCTCGTTGGCGTCGAGACAAAAGTGTCCCATCAATACCACGGCTGTGATCAATATTCACTTTACTTGCAGCCACTGACTGGCGCATAAGTTCTTCTATAATATTCATAATAATAAAACCATCCTTTCTGATCCAGATTAAAACTATTAATTGACTAGATCAGGAGGAAGAACCCATAAATCTTGCGCTTGAAAATCTACATGATAGGTATCAACACCATGCTTCACCACAATATCTGATACCTTATAGAGTTTGGAACTTTCACTATAATCACCGGCCATATTATCAGCAAAGGTGATATTACATACTTGTCGAGGGAGCAACATCGCAGTATTCACATCAACTGTGTGTACACTGACGGTAAGTCTTGGACGTAGTAGTGTATACCAATACCATGCCGCCACTCTTTCGCAGGCTGCATAGGTAATAAGATCTGGCTTATGCATCGCCTGTATTTTTACCGCATTGCTGTGTAGCCATGTACCATCAATATCAATAGGGACACGTGGTGCTGTGGCAATGACTTGGAGTCCATCAACACTCCTACCGACGACGACAATAAGATTAGGCTTACCGACAATATTCATACTGGCCTTGGTATCCGCCATGGCAATCTGTGTGCCTGTTACAGCACCAGCAATAAAACTTATACCTGAGGAGAGACTTAATTTCGAGTCAACATCCCAGCGAAATCGTACAATAGGCAGTGGTAAGTTTGGATCAGTCCCAGCCCATCCTTCTGGTAACGTATCAGCCGTATCACTATAGGGCATCGCTTGTAATTCAGCCCTCACGCCTTGTTCACAAATCTGCCGATAAAAATCTAGGACATTGACACCAAATTCTGGATCAAAAGGAGCACTATAATAATCTCGTAGTGGATCATCCAAACTATAATTTAGCGTTTGGCCAGCACCATTTGTTGTCACAAATTCAGAATTGGGCTCGAACCACACAGGATTTATACCACCCCATGCAAGGACTGAGCGTAAAGCATAATCGAAACTTGCACCGAGGTAACAGGGAGCAGTCAATAATCGAGTATTAGAAATGAGGCTTAAACAATCATAACCCGTTAATTCTCTCGTGTGTTGTCCAGCCACAGGATCAACACTATCAGGTTGTTGACAAATGCATATCATCTTGGCATTCGGCACAATATCTGTATAATCAAAGGTGCCATCAATATACGCATTTTGTGTCTGCCAACCTGAGTCAACGTGCAGCAGAATCTCACCACGGAGCAGATTAGAGACACCACCAGTTTTGAGCCTATCAGGTGTGTTAGCATTGATGTATATCTCATAACATCTCTGATAATTATTAATAGCTAACTTCATACTATTTGGGCTATTCTCAATAGTCAGATGCTCCTCTGGACTACCAATAATCACATAATCCGTGATATCTATAATTGTTGGAACATTAGGTAGCGCATAGATAGGATCAAACCACGCTTGCCAGCGTTGGATAATAGGCGTATGATATCCATCGCCAGACATATTGATAGTGAATATACCAGTAGTAGCATCTGTCAATACCACCGTTGCTGAGCATTCTGGTGTGCCATACCATAGTGGCACATTACCAATAGATGTCGCCCCTCCATCAAGCCATGACGAATTCGTATATGTGACATAGCAACCAGTGCCCCAAATAGCCCATTGCATATTACGTCCAACTAGTGTTGATGGCATTACCATATCACTTAATACAACAGATTGTTGTGTGAGCAGTGGCGTGGTACTAAAAGAGGCTGATGTACTATACTGCAGCTGATTAATGTTAAACCACCATTGTGAGCCTTGGCCAATGATTGTAAATTTGCCCTGTGGTATTACTACACCATAGTTTGATACAACATCATTAATAATCCATGGCTCATTGCCCCATGCAGAACAGGTAATCCAGACTTGTCCAGCACTGATATGCGAGATAGCACTTGAGGGTTCGCCGGGAATGGTGTATGTCGATGGTACAGCGCCAACACTCTGTATTTGGAACATAAGGTTGGGTTCCATGTAAAAAGCTTTTCCGTCACTTTCCTTCACATTGAATCGTGTTGTTGTCATTTGTGTAGAGACAATTTTACCCGTAATTGCATCACGTACCACTCCAGGATATGTCAGTGTGACATAACGACTTGTGCCATTCCATGTCAGTGAGAAATTCTCTCCTCCAAATTTCATCGTATATTTTTCCGCTGAGAAATCTGTCGAGAGTTCTGTGCGTTGCAGTGATATCATCAGTGTAGGATTCGCCGTATAATTACCAACAAACTCTGCCTCTGATACTACACTAGTATCTGTACTTTGCGCCACAAGATGTGTATATGTTAACTTCTCACTAAAGGTAATGGCAGGCATAGCCAATACGGTACCTTCACCATCACTACTATTATAAAAGAGTGGCTCAACAATCGCATGACAAATAGCACTCGCCTCAGGTGTATCTGTAATGAGTGTGGCGATCTGTTTGGCCGTTGTAGTAATAGCACCCATACTATTTGTGGCAAGACTGATGCAAATATTGAGCCCATCCACAGTAATGGCTAATGTGGCATTTGTAGCGTGGGGATCAAGGTATGTAATGGTGGCCGTGCTCTGTCCACTATTTACGAGTGTAAAGATCACATTATTATCATCTCCAGGGCCAAATGCTGTCATAATACTGGCAAGTGGTGATGTGGTACCGATATCTGTTGTTGCCCATGGCCCACCTGATAATAGCCAATCTGACATTACCATTGATCCATATGCTGATTTTAAATTAGGTGCAATCATGACACCTTTTAGATTTGTGCTAAAGTAGGCGCCATTTACATCAGGTACCGTATAGGGTATAATGGGGCCTGTTTCATCAGCAATCACATGCTTGGTGCAAAATCCTGCATGTGTTTGTATACCTAGAGTTTCCATAGGTGAGATGTAATATTTTGGACTAGGAAGCGTAATACTATTAGTAAGTGTTGGATCAGTTGACATTATAATACATCCCATGTATTGCCACCATCACGACTGATGTAGGCTAATGGTGGTGTGACATCACTAAACACAAGATCGAGAACAAGATTTCCCCGCTGTGTTTCTACGAGACTCAGTCCTGTGACGATAGTACCATTTACAGCAGCCGTGGGTAATATAATAGACGACATAGGCACAAAAGCACCAGTATCACCATGTGCAATAGCAATAGCGCCATTGATATACATGGCCCTGACAATTAAATTTGATTGTGTAATGACTCGCATCATAATAATATTTCTACAACCCTATCTTGATCAAGAATAAGGATTTTAGATAACGTATACTTTAGGCTATAGGAGTAAGTGTCCAGGAATTGCCACCATCGTAACTCGTACTTGTTCGTACACGAGAGTTATAGGCAGGCTCTTCATAGTTAATCGTGAGTACATCTCTATGATCACAACTTATGCAGACATTACTTACTGGTATTGTGCCATCATTAATATGGACAGATACAGTACTACTGTGAAGTGTATCATCAGCATTACGATTATTATAATTTACCCAATTTGGTGCTGTTTCAACCTCGATCCATGCTTTATGAAGTTTGCCCGTCTGATCGATAGTCGTAGAGACAATATTCATAGCTGAGGCATTACCACAACGTGGAGAGACATGTGCAAAGAAGATACCAAAGACTTGTTGCGTTGTCTGACACCATGTAATATGTGCCCAACTCCCCATATATGGTAAGGCACTTTTGCTCTCGGACACTAAGTCTGCATAAGGTATGCCTGTATCATAGGGATATCCAAGAGGCAGTGACGCTATCTGGGTAAGTGCAGGATGCGTATAATCTGTGCCAAAGATATGTTGTGTCACATTATAATATCTTGACTGTGTTAATGCATAACTCACATATTGTATGTCAAATGTATTCGGAGCAAAAAGATCTGTTGCTTTACCCGCATTACCACTAGCATAGTAGACTTCACCATGTTCATTGAGTGCAACACCTTTGATACTATTATAACTAGTATCTGGTGAAAAGGATGCAAAGGGGGCTGTGAGCGAAGATATCGCCGTGTTAAATGGCCGTGAATACAGGGAGGAATAATCACTGGTGGCCGCATTACACTCCACGCCAATAAAGGCAATAGACGCATCTGTAGCGACGGCACTCGAGACAAGTGCTATAGGCGCTTCTACCCATGTCGGTAAGAGTGTGCCTTCGTCGATTGAGGTATACCAGACAGTGCCCGTACCATGTGTTAAGAAACTATCCAAATAGACGACATGTGTACTTAAATACGTGATGGTAGGTGATGTGATACCAGGATCTCCATAGTAGGGTGTGGAGGTAATACTATAATAATAGGCTCCATCGCCCCATGTAATACCACAGGGAATATCTCCACCGGTATAATAGCCTGTAGTACCCCATTGGCCTGCGACATACCCTGCGGCATTGGGCAGGATATAGGGATCACCACTCACTGGTATGATCACATCGAGGGGATTGAGACTACTTGATGCACGAATAGGGCTTAATTGGTACAGGATGGTGCCATCAGCAAAGGCCAAAAATCCTGTAATATAGATGGGAATATTCCATACATCACTATAGGGTGTACTGAAGACAAATCCTGGTGGATAGGTAGGGAGTGGTAAGGTATTTGGTGTAGTACCATCACTTGCGCCTTCTATACTCCAGAGACACTGCTGATAGGTGATCATCTGTGCCCAGGAATCACTAAAGACATAAATTGCGGTAGGACAACTAAGATAATACTTATGGCTCACATATTGTATATCGGTAATGCCAATAGCGCCCGTAGGTATGGCATGGAGTTCTACACCAGACACATCATAGATATGCACGATGCCTGTTGCTGGATCTGGGATAGCCACCGTGATATTTTCTGGATCATCCTCACGAATGGCAAGGCCAATCACGCCATCAAAAGGCACGGGCCATGAGGCAAAGGTAGACAAATCTCTTGGTGCAACCACGACAAAGGTGTTACTCACAATATCTATTCCTGTTCCTATTATTCTGGCACGGCTGTGGCTATAGCTATAGCTATAGCTGTAGGCTCGCTCGGTGTCGAGGATGCATTTGTAGACGTTGTAGGTACTATAGGAGACGTTTCTTCTTGCAGATGTGCAATAGTGCCTTCTAATTCTATTTCTAATGCTTTGACTTTTGCAAGATCGTCCTGCGCTTCCAATACATCTGTAGGTGCTGCTGACAGTGCCACTGACAGTGCCACTGGTGTTGTTCTCCCTAAGACTACATTTACGATAGCATTCCATGCAACAACTTCAGCTGTTAATTTTGCCTGTACGCATCTATTACGAAAATATAATGCTGTTGTGGCTGTAAAAGTCTGTGCTGTTCGTGCGACTTGTGATGTGTGCTCTAATATTTGTATACTATTCATAGCGTATATCCTTCTTATATTTTTAATCAGGATCAGAAAAGGAGTGTGAATTACTGTATATATTTGCACTAGAGAACTTAATCAAAAGTTATATAATAATCCTACCCTTCTTTGATCCAGATTAAAAAGTTAATAATTTCGTCCAGTGGTGATTCTCCCACCAACCTGTTGTGCAATAGAACCTATGATACTTGTAACATGTGTATCTATTGCAGCGCCAAATTTACCATCATTTGGTAATACTGATACTGTGACATGTACATGTTGGGTTGGAGCAGTAGACATGGCTGTCACACTACCCATATTAAATAAGTTACGTCCAGCACTACTCGCTCCGCCGGCCGTACGCAACATATCTGGTGCTGATTGTAAGGCCTGTAGTGTTGATTTAATCCACGGATTATTGAATACAGTAATTCCAAGTAGTGTATCTTGGGCAGATTTGAACCGTTCCAATTGTCGTACTGATTCGTCTCCTTCAGATTTAATATTATCAAGGCGAATATCATGTGCTGTTTTTGCATGATTCAGTGCAATATTTAATTGTGCTTGTGCATTCGTTTTGAATGTAGATAATTCTGCAGATAGGGCAGATTCATCTGATTGACGTTTTGCACTATCTTCCTCGGTGCTAATAGTACTAGCCCATTTTGCACGAATGTCCGCTTCGCCTTTTGCTATATCAAGTGTACCAAGCACAGCCGAACCAATACCGCTATCATCAGCTCCAAATCCTGCGAGTGTTTTATGTGCCTGATCATCAGTAAATTTTGTATTTTCATCTGCAATGCGCATTGCATTGGTAATTCTCAATCTATCAGATTGACTATATGTCATAGCTAATTGTTTTGCCTGAATATTTGTATTATTAGAAGCTAATGCATCAGCATCATTTCTATCAGCCCGTACTTTATTAATCTGACAATCATAATCAAGTTGTACCTTCGCAGCATCTTGCTGTATTTTAGCAGTTGATGATTGTGCAGACAGTACCTCTTTTGATTGCTTGCTGGCGGCGTCGGCTGCTGTCTTATCAGCAGAGCTATTAGGATTCGCAAGAGTCGCACCCAGCGTATTGTTGGCATCCTGCAACTTGCCTTCAAGCACAGCCAGTGGACTGATAGGCTGGCCAAACGCCTTGGCATTAGTCGGATCAATACTTGCACGATATTCGGCGAGCGCCGCATCACGTGCCTTGCTGTCTTCGGCCTGCAGACTATGTAAGTCCTTCCATGCCAGTGCAGCGTTCACGGGGTTAATGATGGATTGTGTCGCAATAATGGCATAGTCGGCAACTTTGCGGGCGTTACGTCCGAAACCATCGTGGAAGGAGTCCTCAATCGCCTTTTCGGCCTTGGCTTTGTCCTGCGTGGCCGTGAGTAGCGCCTTCTTATCTTCTGCCGCATCCTTTTGCGCTTGCGTCTCGTTAATCTTATCAGTGTTGGCTTGACGAGCCGCTGTATTGTCCCCCAACGTCTCGTTGAGTGTCTGCAGTCTGCTGATTTCTCGATCATAACTATCGATGAGTGCGTCATTATGACTCATGGCTTGCGTGGCAGCGGTAAGGCCAATCGCACTTTCCTGGGCTTTTTCCATGGAGTCACTATAGGTTTCATATACCTCATACGCCGCAAAGGCTACAGCGGCCAGTGCCACCATGGGTAGCATCGCCATCAAGGAGGTGCCAAGTCCCGCTATTGAGGCACCAAGTCCCTTCATGGCAACACTGAATCCACTGGTGGCGACGGTAGCGGCTTCGGCGGCGGCCACATCCGCCGTGGTGGCGGCAGTATTTGCCATGGTGGCCATTGCAGCAGTACTCGTAGCGACTGCACGTGCTTCTTCTGCTGCCATTAACGCTTCTTCTTCTGCTGCATTGGCTGCTGCGGCGGCATCCTGTGCATTTAATGCTGCAGTTTGTTCTATGGTAAGTGCAATGCCTGCATATCTTTGTTCGTTGAGCGCTGCCATTTGTTCGATGTATTTTGTTTGAACGTCTATTTCATAATCATACGCAATATTCAATGCAGCCACAGCGTCTTCTTCTGCTGTGATTGCTGCCGTTGCTACCGCCTCTGCTGTGGCAAGTCGTTCCTGTGCCGCAGTCAGTGCATTTGCTGCCGCTGTAGCGTTAGTATCTGCCATCAGTGCTGCGGCACGT